GGAACATCATATGTAATAATTGCCTGATTCACAGTACCAGGATTAGTTGTAACACCAGTAAGAGTGAAATATTGATAATTGAAATCAGCAGAATTATATCCAGTACCAGTACTTACACCAGTATTTTCAACAAATACTCTATCACCAACAGCAAATGGAAGGCTCATTGACCCAAAACCTGAAAGTGGAGTCTTCAATCTTAGTGTAACAGTTGGATCAGAATAAGTTGCAGTAATAATTCCAACACCATTACTATTTTCAACTGCTATTAATTGTGCATCTCCTCTGCTCAAATTTCCACCAGTTCTGATAATTTTTACTTTACCAACTCCAGTACCTTCCAATTCAGCATTGAATACTGCATTAGAGTTAACTAAGTTTGTTTTTGAGTTATAAAGTATAAGATTAGGTGCAGTTAGATAATTACTGCCAGATGATGTAATTCCAACAGTATCAACAGCAAAATTATCTCTAAGGAACAATACATTAGGAACTGCTGCTTGAGGTTTTAGTGTTCTATCAGACGGATAATCATATCCAAATTCAATTATATCAGTCTTAGTAAGTTTTCCTATTTCAGAACCAGTAACTTTCAGACTAGCAGTAGTTCCTGTTGTAGAAGCAACAGAAACAAGTGGCATATCAATATAAGAGGAACCACCTGAAGTAAGTTGAACCTTACCAATAGGTCCAGTTACATTCTTAGAAGTTGTATTATATCTAATGTCCGATGTTGTAGTATATCCTACTCTTTCAGGTTCTTGATAGATATTATATTTGAAAGTATTTGCTGTTACAGTAACAATACCTGTTCTAGCATTAAATTTACTTGAATTTACAATTATTTTTGAATAATCTAAAATATCATCATTTATTTCAATAACTTTACTTGTATTTGGTGTTGTAAATCTATAATAAAGAATATTTGGAACTTCTTCACTGAAAAGAACAGTCTTCTTAGCAAGATTGTTACCTGGAACACCAACACTAGTAATTTCAATAGCAGATTTTCCTGTTCCTACAAATGACTTTTTATATTCTTGATCAAGGAAGAAATCTAGTCGTAAATCAGATAATGTACTAGACGATAAATCAAATTCCAACTTATCACCAACAGTTACATTTATTGGTGGATTGATAGATGATCCAATACTTACAAATCTAGTACCACTATCATAAGTAGCAATAACAGAACTAGTTGCAGCAGAGACTAGAGTTAGATCAATTACATCATTAGCCCTCAACGTATGATTAGCAGAGGTTGTAACAATTACATCTATAGTTTTAGTAGTACCTGTTATATTACTTCTTTGTGTAGTAAAATAATGAGTATTACCGATTCCAGCATTGGAATCAAACATAACTTGCTCTGAATAGAAATTAGAACCAATACCAGCATGAGTAGTAACTACACCAACTCTATTGTTATCAAGAACCTTAAGATAAACTGTTGGTGGTAAAGGACGCTTGAATGAAGCATTTACACGCTTCATAGCATCAGTTTGATATGTTATAGAAGATCCAGCACCAGGACTATATGAAACTGCCTCACCATCTCTAAATGAATGTCTAGGTAAGAAAATAGATCTTGTTGGAATAAATTGATCACCAAAATCTAAAGTAGATACAGTATATCCAATACCAACTCCAAATGTTAAACCAATACCAACATCATGCTTATTATCTACTCCACCACCTCTAAAGTATTGAGTTATATCAGAATCAATAAAAGTGTCTATATTTGGTGAGAATGTAAATTCTCTTTCCAATCTTACAATAGAAGATCCAGATGTATGTGCAGCACCAGTTGTTCCATTCTGTGCTCTTATAAGATCTAATTCATTGTGTAATGTATCAAGAGCATAAACTTTTAACTCTTCAGAATCAATTTTGATTATATCATTTACTTGGAACTTATTAACAGAATCTCGTATATTAACAGTAGTAGTAAGACCTACTGGTAACATTGCAGTTCCAAGTCCAGAACTAACTTCTTGTACTGTAATAGTATATCTACCTTCTAAAGATTTATGAGTAGTAGTTCCTATACCAACGGTAAGTTGAGTACCATTTGGAATTTCGTGAGGTAAAGTGGTAATACCAGTAGCAATCTTACCATCAAATACAAACTTGACATTTTCTTTAGTAGTGATATTGGATGTAAGTGATGTAAGTGTAGGTCCAACTAATTCGGATACTTTACCAATAGCACCAAATCCCTTAGTATCAGTATTATCAAATACTAAACTATCACCAACATTATAATTATCACCAGATTCTATAATCTCAACTTTGTCAATAGCACCATCTTTAACTCCTAATATCTTCCCTTGCATCAAACTATTTCTATTAGAATTTGAAATAAACTCATAATCATCTGTATTATGAGGATCAGTATTTCTAATTAAATTCAACTTGACAGGATCTAATCTCTGATCAGAATCTAAAGCAAGATTAAATTCTTCTAACTTTGAATTATAAGAATCTCCAATAACATATGGGAATGTTGGTTTTCTTACTCCGAAGAAAGGACTACCAGAGTTTCCATCAATTGCATCTTCAACAGTAGTATAGTATGCATATATTCCATTTGGATATTCTGGAGTAACAGCAAATCTACCATTATGAGGATCTAATTGACCTAAACCACTAACAAAGTCATAATCTTCAACAAAGAATCCTTCAGGATACTGTGATGTTGGAGGACCATCAACTCTAGGTACAGTAGTATAACTAGATCTAATATAATCCAAACCACCAGTACCATCGTTACTCTTATAAGCATAAGGACCATATATTGGATTTCCGTCATAAGCATAACCCAATATTGGAGAGTGTTCTACACCACTATCTCCAAAGAAATCTCTAAGGTTTCTAGGAACGAAATAATTTACATAAGGATTACCAGTTTTAGTACTTCTTGATACTTCATAGAATCCATCATCCTGCAACATGTCTCCAGATCTTGCATGTCTTGCTACCTGATTTACAGTCCAATTCTTAATATTACTAGAATATATTGCACCTAATCCTGGAGTTTTTGCTTTTACTGTTGTATTAGTCTGAGTATATCCTGCTCCTTTATCAATAATAGTAATATCAGTAATCTGACCATTAGATACTACTGCTTTCGCTTTTGCACCAACACCATCACCACTTATCTCAATATCAGGAGTACTCCAGAACTGTTCTCCACCATATTTGATTATAACTTGATCCAATTGACCATTTACAATGAACGGTTGTAAGAATGCGTTCTTACCAACAATAGTGTCAATAAGTGGTTCAAAGTCATCATTTATGACCGTAGAACCGAACTCATTACCAGACTTATTAACATGAACTGAAGCAACGCTTCCTCTAACGACTGTGGTTGCTGTAGCGTTCGCAGTAGTAATACCTTGTCGTCCTTCGATGGACACCGTAATAGGAGGATCTTGAAATATTTGTTCCCCACTACCTGAAGTGTTAAATTTGACATAATCTACAAGACTAGTAGAAATAGATACTCTAAATTCATTATTACTAAGTTTTACAACATAATATTCTGCACCACTAGTCAATCCATCAATAGATGCAGTTTCAGCAGAGTATTTAATTAAATCACCAGAATTGAATCCATGATTATCAATATGAATACTATCAGTAAATGAATTTACACCAACAGTAGATTGTGTGGTTACATACCTATTATGGAATAATCCAGGATTCTCTACGAGAATTTTATCAACTTTTTTACGTCTTAGAGACGTACTTAGCGTATGCTGACCTCCACCATTACCCGATAAAGGAATAGTACCAATACCCAATAATGCATTTTGCTGAGAATCTGCTAAATGAATTTCTTGCTCATTCAACCTTACAACATAATATGGTGAATTATCTACAAGTTTACCTGGTGTTGTACCAATACCTATAGCATCAGAACCCCCAGTATTGTAAATAATCTCTTCACCATCCTTCAATGCGTGTGGTGCTTTGAATACTAAACGATCAGTCGCAGTATTGACTACTCCTCCTGTACTAGAACTGTCAAAAGTGACCACATGAGGAACAATCTTCATCTTTGGTCGTAAAATTGAAGTACTATCGTTTCCTCCAATTGCCTTTACTGTTGGATCTTCTTCATAATCATCACCCTCACTATCTACCAATACTTCAGTTATACTACCTTTCATACTGGCAATGACAGAAGCACCAATACCTGTATGACCTTCTTGAACAACAGCCAACCTTGGTGGATTGATAACGTCATATCCAGATCCTTCATTTAGAACTTCTACAGTCTGTAAAGGACCATAAAAGACTTTATCCGTTGATTTGTAAGAATATATTTCTACGCCATTAGCAAATAAACCAACTCCACCCTGAACAGTTTTAGTCTTAGATCCACTATATTCAGGTAATGAGAATTTCCTAAGTAACTTCTGAGCACCTAGATCACTACCAAACACGTTCTGTGGAGTCAGGAAGTGGGTAGTTATACCCGATAGGTCAGATCCTGCTACCGAAGTAATATATTGTCCTCTACGAACGTTTTCTGGGGTATATGCAAGTGCTAAAGTATTAGCATCTATCTTTTTGACATAGTATGCTTGATTTTCAATTAGATTTGTAAGTTTGTTACTAAATTTGGAATTATATACAACTAACTCACCATCATGATAATTGTGGTCAGTAACAGTAAAATTAGTTGAATTTGTTGTTATTCCAGCAGTATCAAATTCCCTAATTCTCTTTTGTGGAGAAATATTCCAATGAGGTAAACTATTAGAAGCAACATATACATCACTACCATCAGAATAAGAATTCTGAACATCGGCAGTTATACCACGATTAGTTTTTAGTTTTCTACGAATAAAGTATACTTGATTTAAATCAAGACGAGGAGAGTTTACTTCTATCCTTTTTGAATTAGGAACGTTAGTAATGGTAGCATCAGTTACTATACCATCTGGATTGATTATTTCTATTTCATCATTCAAATATAATACATGATCACTTACAAGGTCAAATTTATAGATTTGTACTGGAGGAGGAGGTGTAATAATTTGATTTGGATCAGTTATAGAAGTAATTTCTTTAATATTATACTTAGTAGCAGTATTAGAAATCCAAGAATTCCATCGTAAATCTTTCTGCTCAATACCTAAAGATTTAACATTTACCGCACTCCCTTTCTGTTGGTTATTAGCACTTCCTACAAATTTTTGGAGAACACCCAAAATATTCATAGTTACTGGTTTCTTAAGATCCCCATTTTCATATGAGAACGCAATAGTACCAGAAATCACGGTAGATCCAATACCACAAGGTGCAGTAAGTGGTGTTATTCCAAGAAACTGCGTATAATTCTTATCAGTATATGATAATACACGATCTTCAAATCGCAAATTACCAGTAGTTGTAAACCCTATAGTACTATCAACATCAAGAATAGTGGTACTTATACCAGCAGAATTGGTGATAAAGGTCTTAGATGTCTGTTCAAATGCACCTACTTGCGTACCTTTAGATATACCAATCTTATAATATGACTTATTGTCTATCGTTGCACTTTCAACTCTGTAAATAGATCCACTATTTTCTCCCTGTATAAGAGACTGACCTTCCAAATTTATAGGATTACCTGTTAATGCTTCTACTAATACAATGTCTGCTACAATATAATCAGCATCAGACGGCTTAATCATAAATTTAGAAGGTTGAATCATATCAACATTCTCTGCATATAACCCACCAAATAATATCTTGAACGCTTCTTCCGTACCTTTAGACTTATAAAAATCTTTTGCTTGTCTAATAAAATTAGACTGTTTTATATTACTATTGAGTTTTCTCTCAGAAAAACCAGGTAATACCTGTTTCTTTACTTTCTTAAGATAATCTTGTAAGAAAACATTACTTAGATTAATAACTCTACTTTCTGCTGCATGAGTTCCTACACCACTATTGGTGAAAGTAAGACTTTCTGGTTCATTAGTTTTACTATTATTCTCAATCCCACTAAAACCACGCACACATCCAGTAATAGATGTAGTACCAATGCCAGTATAAGTTATTATTTCATCATCAATCTTTATCAACCCCCATTGATGAGGTAATCCTTGTGTAGAATCTAAAAATAATGTTTTCTGATTAGCGTTAGCGTATGTTGTAAGTGACGTAAATCCAGTTAGATTCTCGTTATTCAGAAAATCAAGACTTTTATATTCAACTAAATTATCAGCAAGATCAACTACACCACCCTGAAATTCCTGAGAGTAGTAATATTGTTTTAAAAAATTTACAAAATTAGGATTCTCTTCAGCAACATACTCAGGTATTTGATCCTGAATAATTTCATGAATCTTGACTTTGGTTATTGATGTTTCAATCATTTATCTAGTCTTACTACCATTTTGGTAACTGGATTGTGGATCGTATCGTGTGCCAGATGTATTTGCACCCGATGCTATAGAATCTTGTCTCATATAAAAATTACTTTTAGAAACATCAAATTGTAGATATAGTTCCTTACGTGCTAATACATCATTAGACTCTGGAATTGCTTGAACTTCTACAATGTTATCTGGTTGTGACGTTGAAGTAATATTCACAGTATCTATAATGATTTCACCCTTCTTATAATCAACACTACCAAAGGATTTTGAGATAATTTTTATATCTGAAGAAGATACAACTTGGAATAAGAATAAATTACCCTTATCTCCGCTAACATACTCATCCGAGAAGTAAACTGTTCCTTCTGTTCCTGATATAGTAAAACCAGTAGATTTTACG